CAGATCCGGCGCAAGCCACCGGACCGCCTGCATGCTGTCGGCCAGGGCGGGTTCATGCCCGTCGGTGACCGGGTCGACGTCATGCTCGACTGGCGGTGCGGCGATGACCGTGCCGTCAGAGTCCGTCGGCGGGTCCACCAGTGCGGGCGGGTCGTTCGGGTCGAAATCGGTGTTGTCGCTCATGAGTCCTCAATCGTTGCTGCGATGCTGTCGAAGGGTCGGTTGACGTCGCGGATGCGGCGGTGCGGGCGGAGCATCGTCGGCGAGGGCCGCTCCTGCTCAACCCACTTGATTGTCCAGTTCCGCCACTGCGACATGTCGTCGTCATCATCCCACGACGCGAGCGGGTCCGTGCAGTGATTCACGAATCTCTCCCACGTCAGCGCGGTGATCCTGATCCACGGCGGGAAGCCAAGGCCGCGGTGGTGGGAGAAGAACAGCGGCGACAGGCCCGCGACGCACTGGCGCAGGCGCCGCTCCTCGTTCAAGGTGCGGGTGCGGATCTTCGTCGAGCCGACGAAGCCGCCGAGCATGCCCGACGTCGACACGATCGGGTACTGCGGGCGCTCATCCGAGCTGGCCGGTGCGGGCACTGCCGTGACGTCCACGTCGATCGGCAGGTCACGCGAGTCGTCGGTGAGCACGTCAACACGCAGCGACAGCTCGGGGCGCGTCGGGTGGATCAGCACCGGCCCCGGTAGGGTCGGCGCGACGACGACGCCCGTGGAGCGTGTACCCGTTGAGTACGTCGCCCGCTGCCCTTGCTGCAGCTCGTAGTCCCACCATGTGCCCTGCTCGGTGTCCGAGGGGAAGCGGACGCCCTCGACGATCTGCTCACCTGTCCAGGCGTCGTCGACGGTACGGTCGACGCTGAGTGCGCCCGCACCCGTGATCGTGACCCTGGGCACAGAGACACCCGGCGAGACGGGCAGCCATTCCAGCGTCGCCGTCAGACGGCTCACGACGAAGCGCGTCCAGTACACCGACGCGGACTTCCACGGCTGCGACGGGTCGTCCTCAGTAGCAAAAACGCACGCCAGCGACCCGTCAGCGGTCTGCGCGAGACCGCCGTACATCATCGCCCTACCGCCACCAGGGAAGTCAGTTCGCACCGACCACGAGTCGCCGTCGTCCTGCGACCATGCCCACGCCCACGACCCGTGATACGGGTCCGGCCCGTTCGAGCCGTCACGCAGCAGCATCACGAGCGTGCCGTCACCCGCCTGCCCCAGCTCGGGATAGCCGGAGAAGCCGCCGAGCACGGGCTGCGCGTACGTCCACGTCACGCCGTCATCGCTGGTCGCCGTGTGGATCGTCGTGTCAGAGTCGCAGCGCATCGCCATGAGCCACGACCCGGACGCTAGCTGGATGACGGGCGACTCGGAGAAGTTCGCGGACGGCAGATCAGCAATGGGCGTCAACGGCGACCACGTCTTGCCGGCGTCCCTGCTCGTCATCGTCATCGGCCGGCCCCACGGGGATGGCTCCATGCGCCCATACCCGACCGCGACCCACAGCCCGTCGGCGCCGACCGCGAACTCGCTACCGAACCACCACGCGGCCGCGCCGACGGGGAGCTCAGGTGACAGCTTCGACCAGGACGATCCCGTCGCCAGAAGCGGCGACGTCACCGTGTGCGCGCCGCGACGGACTACCGTCGTCGACGTCGCGGAGTCGTAATACTCCGTCAGGATCATCACGGCCCACACGCTGCGGGTCGCGTCCCACGCGACGCCACCGATGCCGATCTCGATGAGCGGATCGTTGTCGTTGTACAGGACGAAAGGAGCATTCCACGTGCGCCCACCGTCGGTGCTCAGGGCGGCACGGAGGAAGCTGTCATGGTCGATGTCGTGCTTCGTCGCCGAGCGCCACACCGTGAGCACGATGTCGCCGTGTGACGCGACCAGCGGGAAGGAGTCATACCGGCCATTGCCGTACAGCTTGCGTGCGGCCTCGGGGATGAGATCCACGATTCACCACCCTCCTTCAGCGCCTGGCAGAACCGAGCCCCACTGTGATTCGCGCGCACCATGCCCGAATGTCGATTCGGCGATGGGGCGGCCGTCGAGCTGAGTGATGACCTTCACCGGCGACGCCTGCACGATCGGGGCCGGCTGCGACCGGATCGCGTCGGCGAGCACGTCCAAGCGCGCTTCGAGACGCGCCGTCGTCGGCCCCGACGCCCACGCGATCCGCTGATTCGCGGCCTGCATCGCGATGAGCTGCGCGTTGGCCTGCGCTCGCGCCTGGTCGGCGACCTCACCCGTGCTGATTCCCTTGAGGTCGTCGAGCAGGCGTGTCTTGCGGTCAGCGAGCTTGTCCGACGTGTCGAGGCCCGCCTGCGCCGACTTGAGCCGTGACAGGGCGCCACCCGACAGGGTTTGCGCGATCGCCTGCGCGTCCGAGTCGCCCTGCTCCAGCAGCGAGCGCGCGAGGCGCGGGAAGCCACGCTTCTTGATGCGCTCGATGTTGTCGAGGAACCGCTGCGACAAACCGTTCTGCTGGCCGGTGGCCTGCATGAAACGGCCCGTCGTGTCGAGCTTCGCCGCCGACGCGAGAGAGTCATACTGACGCTTGTTCTCCCAGCGAACGTCGTCAGCCTTCGCCCACGCCTCCTTCGCCTTGCGCGTCTGCTCAGCGGCCTTCACCAGCGCCGCACCAGTCTTCCCGGCCTGCGCGGACTGCGCGCGGTACAGCTTCTGCACCGCGTCGACGAACTTCTTGTTCGACTCGAGCCACTTCTTGCGCGCGTCCTCGACCTTGCTCGGGTCGACGCGCCCCGCGGAAACGACCTGCATGATGCCGCTCATGTCAGGCGTCCAGTCGTCCGCGCTACCGTCCGCGTGCCACGTCACCGACCCGCCGAAACGGCGCGCGACGTACTCGGTGATCGACTTCGCCCGACCGCGTCGGCCGTCGTTCGCGAACGGGATGTACGCCTCGCCCTGCGTCTCAGGCTCAGCCCACACACGCACACGACCAGGCGTCGGCCGCGCGATCTGCGGCTCGTGATTCTCGACGCCACCGCGAGCGAAGGTCCGCACCGCGCCGCCCTCGAACACATTGCCGCGAGCAGAGCCAAACAAGTTCGCGCCGAACATGCTGTTCGCCGAGCGTGCGGCCTCGTTGTAGGTGCGGTTGATGGTCTCCTTGACCGTGGTGATCGTGACGGTCGCATGCTTGCCGTCGACCGTTGTCGCCTTGTTCAGCACCGCCTGCAGGTCAGTGAGCGCCGTACCCTTTGAGGAGTTGCTGACGATCACCGATTTGCGGTCAGCCGATACCGCGACACCCTCGATCTTCTGGAGGTCAGCGACGGTCTTCGAGCTCAGCGGGGCAGAGTTCGTGATCGTGACGCTCTTCGAGTCAGCGCGCACCGCAGCACCCGAGATGCTCTCGATGAAGGCCTTTGTCTGGGCCGCGTTAGGCGCCGACGAAGGGATCATGATGATCTTGCCGTCAGCTGTCACCGCAGCGTTCTCGACACCCTTGAGCGCCGCCCGCGTCTGCTCGGCGTTCAGGGCCTTCGTGTCGACGATCAGGTTGCCCTGCTTGTCATGCTGCACACCAGGGATCGCCTCAAGCGCGGCCTTCACGTTCTTGTCGTTCAGCGCCTTCGCCTCGACAACAACCTTCGACCCGTCCAGCTTGACCGCATCATCCTTGAGCGATGCAAAAGCCTTCTCCGCGGCGTCCGCCTCGAGGTCGACCTTCGTCTTCACCTGCTTCGGAAGCTTCAGCACCGACGAGACGTACTGTTCGGCCTCGCCGCGCGACCTCCCAAAGGCCATGGCCGACTGGATGATCTGCTCACGCATCTCGCGGTACTTGGCAGAAACCTGGCCCGCCGAAGACCCATTGTCCGCCATGCTCGTCAGCGCAGTCTGTGCGCTGCTCGCCATGTCACGCAGAGCGGAGCGGTTCGCCCGCCCCTTCTCCGTATGCTCGTCGAGGGTGCGCCCGTTCTCCTTGAGAGCCGATGTGGCGGAATCGATGCTCGCTTCCCACCCGTCCACCCCGCCCTCCATCTGGAGGTAGGTGTTGTTCAGGTCGTGCAGAGACTTCTTCATCGCATCAACAGCGCCGGCTGACTTCTTCTGCGCATCGGCGAGTTGCTGTACAGCCGTCTTAGCCGGGGTGGCCGCAGACGAGGTCTGCTTCATTGCCTCGTTCTGCAACTGCAGCGCCCGCTGCGCGTCCTTACCTGACCCGGCGACCTCGTTCAGCGAATCCTTGAAGCTGCGGTTCTTCTTGTCGTTGACCTCGACGAGGCGCCCGTGCTCGTTGTAGTACGAATTGGCCGACTTGTACCGCTCGTTCTGCGAGTCGAGAGCGGCGTTGACCTTCTCGATCGCGCCCGGCTGCCCAAGGTAGGCGTCCGTCACGTCAGACAGCGCGAGCCCGTACCGCTTCGAAGACTCGAGCAGACCCTTGTCCGAAAGGTCCTTCGCTGCCTGCGCACGCGTCGCCGCCGTGAAAGCGCCCGTCGACTGATCGAGGGTGCCAGTCAGTTGCGCGACGGCCTGCTTGTGCTCAGCGACCTTCTGCGCGCTGTCCTGCTGATGCTTCGCCCACACGCCCGCCGCGATGGACGCGCCCGCGAAAGCGAGGCCGAGGGGTCCGCCCATGACGCCCATGAGGCCGGATCCGGCCGACCTGAGCAGCGACCCGCCCGCGGCAGCGACACCAGCGGAGCGTCCGAAGCGATCTGCGCCCGCCGCAGCGTTCACGAACGCCCCTTGCGCGCGGGCGATCGCGGGCACGTGCTGGCCGACCTGCTGGATGCTCGTGCCGAAACGACCCATCTGCACCGCGCCGCCGCCAGCGACACGCACCATCGCGCCCATACCGGAAGCGCTGCGTGTCATATTCGACGCGAGGTTGGCGCTCGCTACGGACGCCGCGGTCTGCTGCGCCGAGAAGGTGCGGAAGGCCCCGCCGAGGGCAGCGAGACGCGCGCCCGTCGCCGTGATCTGGTTGCCCAGCAGCACCTGCGCGAGACGCATGGCCGCGAACGTCCCGATCATCATCTGCACCGGGCCGGGCAGGGACGAGAATGCGCCCGCGATCTTCCCGATGACGTCCGCGAGCGCCGAGGCCCCCACGATCACGCCACTCATCGCGCCCTGGAGCGCCTGGTAGGCAGACAGCAGCCCCGATCCGACCTTGGCCTTCAGGTCGTCCATCGCGGCGGCGTTACGCTTCGCGGTGTTCGCCGCGCCACCGGCCGTCTTCTCGAAGTCGCCCTGGGCGCGAGAGCTGTCCCTCATGACGATCGCGAGAGTCGCGTGCGCCTTCTCCTGCTGCGTGAGCGCTGACGCGGATTTCTTGCCCGTGGCCGTCAGCGCTTCCTGCTCGACGCGCGCAGCGTTGATGTTTGGGATGATCGCCTGCAGCGAGTCGAACTCGCCGCGGAAGGATGCCGAGAGTCGGTCGATGACGTCGCCGGTCTCAAGGTTGTTGAAGCTGCCAAGGTCGGCGGCGAGCTGCACGACCTGCTGTGACGTCTGCGCCGCCGCCGGCCCGGAATCGCCAAGCTGACGGAACATGTCGCCGAATGAGGTCGCCGCGTCCAGTGCCGCCTGAGACGACAGGCCCATCGACTGCGCAGCGCCCTGAGACCACTGCCGCACCGAATTGGCCTGGCCTTCGAAGATGGCCTGAGACTTCGACACTGTCTCGTTCAGGTCGGATGCCTTACCGATCGCATCCAGCAGCCAATCGCCGACGCTGGCCCCAGCGACGACAGCGCCCAGCTTGCCCAGCTTCTCGCTCAGACCCTCACCGAGCCCGTCGAGCTTCTCCTTGAAGCGCTCCGCGAGCGCGGACCCGCCGGTCTCCCCAGCCGCCCCGCCACCAGCGGCGGCGGCCGCGTCCCACTGCTGCGACGCAGACTGCACCGACGCCACGGCACTCGCCGCGCCACCACCGACGCCGCGAGCGATACCAGCGCCACCAGCCGCGCCCGCAGACTCTCCGGCCTGCGACACCTCCGTGCGCCACGTACGCGCTGCCGACTGCACTCCGGTCGACGACGCCCGCGCGCTCGATGACACTCCACGCGAGATGCCTTCGCCGCCAGCGGTACCCGCTTCGATGCCGGCGCGCTGCATCTGGGTGCGCCACGATCGCGACGCACCGTCGATGGCCTGCGACGAGCGCCGCATACCCTGCGACGCCTGGTCCCCGAAACGCCCGAACGAGCTGCCCGCAGACTGCACTGCACGCCCCGACTCGACGGCAGAGCGCCCGATCCGCTGGAACGCCGGCGACGCGTCATCCTTGACGCGTACACCCACCTCGAGAGAGAAATCGGAGCCAGCGGACATTGGGCACCTCCAGCTCAGTTAGGCTGCTTTCATGCAGAAATGGGCCGCCATCGCGGCAACCCTGGGGCTCGTCACGCTCGCTGGATGCGGTGGCGACGACGGGCCGATGACGGTCAAGGGTGAAGTCGTGATTAGCGACCAGACCGGCCCAAGCGGCGGTATCAAGGTCGAGAACGGCTCGACGCCGAAGGACGGCGACGCATGCTCCGGCGCGAACGGCTACGACGACATCGGCGCCGGAGCGGGCGTCGCGGTGAAGGACGCTGACGGCAACCTCATCGGCGCGGGTACGCTCAGCGCCGGGAAGCTCTCCGACTACTACGACGTCGGAGAGGGAGCCAACACCGCGAAATGCATATTCGCGTTCACCGCGACCGACGTGAAGGACGCCTCGAGCGAGGGCAACACGATCAGCCTCGGCTCCCGCAAGAGCCCCGCCCTCACGAAGGACGAACTCAAGGACGGCCCAAGCGTCACGATCGGGAAGTAGCCCGCTCCTTCAGGTGCACGCCGAAGCGCAGCGCCTGCGGTTGCGACACGTTGTCGCCGCGGTACTCGTCCATGCGGTGCCCGAGCGTCGTGCACGCATGACACCTGGACGGAAGGTCCGCGACGTAGCGGCGTTCGTTCTTGCGGTCCATCGACTCGTGCACCGGCTGACCGCAGCCCTTGCATAGGCCGTCCTCGTACTGCTGCAACGCGAGCGCGAGCGCACGATCAGACTCGCCCCACGCCCTGAACGCCGACAGTGCGATGCCATGCGAGCGGGCGCACTTCAGTTCGGCGAGGAGGCGAGCCTGACCGGGACGCCCTAGCTCGCCGGCGAGAAATCCGGCGTCTTCACCTCAGAGAACGTCAACTCGTTGATCTTCGCGATGATCTTCGACGACTCGGTGTAGGGCAGCTCCTGGACGATGCGCTCGGCCTGCTCACTCGTGAAGGCAGGCTCGACGCACGCGAGGCTGATCTCCAGGGCGCGAGCAGCCGCTTCGTCGTCCTCCCCGTTGACCTTGAGCAGTTCCGCCGACGTGAGGGCGCGCACCTTCACCGTGAGCGCCGCCGCCTCCATCTGCTGACGCAGCTCGTCGCGCTCGGTCTCGAGGCGCTTCTTCTCGGCGCCCTTCGCTTCCTCGGCGGCGTCGGCGGCGACTGTGATCTGTGCGGTCAGGTCGAGCGGGTAGATCGTGACGTCCTCGACGCGCGGCTTGGCCTTCGCGATGAACGACTCGAAATTGAAGTCAGACATGGGGTATCTCCTTGTGGCTGGGTGGCTGGCAGGAATGTGGCTGGCATAAGGGTGTGGGTGGCGGGCCGCGTCCCCAGCCACAGGTAGACGCGGCCCGCCCGTAGGTGGGCTCAGGCCGTGAGCTTGTAGTCCTCGGCGACGAGCTGAACCGCGCCGACTTCCTGCTCGACCTTCAGCTCAGAGTTGGCCTCCGGCGGCTGCTTCACACGCGGGCCGAGCTCGACCTTGTGAACGTCGATGACGTCGGTCTGACGCAGGTTGCGTGCCTCCTCGAGGTCGACGCCCCAGCGCGACACGAGGTAGCCTTCAGCTCCCTCGACGAGAGCGCGGTACGCCTTGTTCGCCTCAGACTCGGGGTTCTGCACGTCGTAGATGTAGACGAGCTTGTCGATCGAGTACGTGACCGTGCCGAGCTTCTCGACGACGTTCTTCGAGCACAGGCGCTCGACCTTGTACTTGTCGACGTCGGCGCCCGGCTTGAAGCCGCCCTTGTCGAGGTAGCAGGAGATGTCGACGACGCCGTCAGCGGTGAGCTCGGCGTACGTCGGCTTCGTCGGGTTCGCGAGCGTCGGCACCCACAGCAGCAGCAGCGAGCCCTCCGCGTCGACGCCATCCGGGATGACGATGGGAGTCTTGGTAGCCATAGGTCAGGAGTCCTTCTCTTCAGTCTTGGGCTGGGCCTTCGGTCGCGGCGCGGGCTCGCGACCCTTCGTGGTACGAGGCAGCGCACGCAGCGCCTTACCCCGCGAATCCGCGGCCTTCTTGCCCTTGAGGACCGTCAGGCCGGCGCTCTCCGCATGAGCGCGCGACGTCGTGTACTGGTGGCCCGTCGACGGGTCCTCGACCCGCACGAGCTCGTAGGCGGATGCCATCTGCGTCCCCTTTCCGGGCAGCAAAAAAGCCCCCACGGCGTGAAGGCTTGAGAGGTGGTGACGCGCAGCTAGACGGCTGCGCGCGAGACAAGCGACCATCGGTCGATGACGGTCGACACGGTGCGATCCGGCAGGCTCACATCCTGCGCGTCCATGTACGGCTCCGCCGTCTGATGCACCCTGCCGCACGAACGGCCCTCAACGATCGGGCGGTTCAGCGCGAACGCACGCTGCACCGCGTCACCGACGATCTGCGCGGACTCGACAGTCAGCCCCACCGACATCGTCTGAAACGACACGTCCGCCCGATGCGGAGCCGCCGCAAGACGATCCGTGTCCAGCCCGCTCGGCGCCATCGACAACACGACGTACGGGAAGTCGACCGGCTTCGGGTCCTGCGGGCGCGACAGGTACACCTTGGCGCGCGTCTCGGCAGCGATCATCGCCGCGAGCGCCCGCGCATGCTCCGTCGTGACGCTCATTGCAGCGCCCTCCGAAGTGCCGCCTCGAGGTGCCTGACCGTCTGCTCCGCCTCGCGCTTCGCGTAACGGTCAGGGTGAGGGAAGATCGGCGCGTTCTTCGCGTTGCCGAGCCACAGGAACGCCATCGAGCCGGCACCGCCGCGCTCTGGCCCTACTGTTGCCTCGACGGTGTTGCCCGACTTCTTGAGCCGGTAGAAGACCGTGTTCCTGAGCGATCCCGGGTGGGTGAAGCCGGAGGTATCGGCGCGGATACTGCGCTTCATCTCCTGCCCCGCCCGAGCAACGATCGGCGTTGCCACATCGACAACGCGCACACGGCTCAGCTTGGCCGCGAGCTCATCGAAGCCGCTGACGTCAATCTCGAAGCTCACCGGCCCACCACCTCTACGCGGAGGCGGCGCGACGTTGCGAGCGTCTTGGCGAACTCATCGACGACGGCGAAGCGCCGACCGACGAGCGCCGAATCGAGCGACGCCGTGCACTCCACGACGTCACCGACACGCACGCCAGCCGACGCATCGAACGGCAGGTGCAGCTCAATGCCGCCGGCGGCCGTGTCCGACTCGCCGACCTGCGAACGCTGCCACCCTGACGGGCGCTGCCACTTCGCCGCCCCCTCGTACACGAGGGTGCTCGACGTCGTGACGAATCCGTCGTCGTCCGTGACCGGTTCGCCCTCACGCATCACACGCACCGTGTCGCGCATCAGCGACTCGGAATGCGCACGCATCTCCGGCAGGACGCGGGCGACGTCGTCATAGATCACCGTCAGCCCCCTCATAGATGGGGCGCCGGGCGATGTCGACGCCACACGAGCACCAGGAAGCACCGAACATGAGGTTGCACCACGGTAGGTGGCAACCGTGGCCAACGTCGACGAGGCTGACGGTGAACGCCTTGCCTTCCCTTGAAAGGCCGAGCAACTGCCACCACTCGTCAAGGATCGCGACGCGACCCGACGACGACTGGTAAGTGCGCTGCACGCTCGAGTCGTCAGTCGCGACGTTGACCGTGGTCGCGTCGTCCGGGCGCCGCACATGCGCCGCGACCGCTTCCCGGACGACGTAGTCGACGACCTCCTGATCCAGCGTGGAGTCCGGCGCCATCGCCTTGCGGCGCGCCTCGATCAGGAACAGCGCATCCTTGATCCACATCGCCCACCGCAGCGCGTCGATGCTCCCATCGGCGGGCGGGGTGCGGCCCAGCGAAACCGCGACATCATCGACAGTGACAGCCATGCCGCACCACCTCCCATCACTCGGTCTTCGAGGCCTGAGCCTTGCGCTTCGTGGCGGCCGTCTCCGCCGGCTCGTCAACCTTGCTCCAGTGCGCGCCGAGATCAACATCGTGACCTTCGGGAAGGTCGGCCACGACGCCGTTGCGCTCGTTGCGGTACTGGACCATCAGGCCACGACCAGCTTCGCGAAACGCTCGATGAACACGTACCAGCCGTAGACGATCTCGAGGCGCAGAGCGATCTGGTTCTGACGCTTGAGGTCACCCTGACCGTCCGGGTCGCCGAAGCGGATGAGCTCGACGGGCAGCTCGCGCTGCACACCCCAGCGGATGCCGTTCTGGAAGTCGCCGATGTAGCCGCGCACCTTCGTGTCGGCTGCGGCCTCGGGGCGCCCGGAGACGGTGTTGCCGACCGCGACGTTCAGGCCGAGGAACGAGTCGATGTTCGTGCCGATCCCGAGGTTCGGGTATCGCTGAACACCCGACGGCGTTCCGTCAGCGTTCTTCGTCTGCAGGTTGCCAAGCTCCCACACCAGCGACGGGTCGAGCGCGATACCCGTCGGCGTGATCGGGTTCGTCGTCGAGTTGACGAGCAGGCCGGCCGCCTCGCGGATCGACTGGTCGAGTTCACCCTTGCCGAGCTGGATGCTGCTCGTTGCGGCGTCGAGGTAGTTGTCCCAGCTCGTGATGACGGAGCCATCGAGGGGCTGGATGCGGTGGTACATGCCGAGGTCGAGAGCTCGCGACAGCGCCTCACCGCCCTTGGCAGAGAGCTGGCCGAGGATGTCGAGCTGGTAGTCCTCGGACGCCCACTGCACCTCCTCGTTGAAGCGCATCGTGACCTGCGCCTTGTGCGGCTTCGCGGTCACAGAGCGGAACGCACCCGTAGTCGCCGACTTCGGCTGCCCCTCGCCGACGAACTCGGCGCGGGGGAAGGAGTCGAAGATGATGTAGTCGGTCTCGCCGAAGCGCTGCGGCTCGGAGCCGGAAAGCTTCGGAGCGGTCGCGGTGGACTGCGCCTTGGTGATGACACCGTTCGCGATGTTGCGAGGCAGGAGCACCTTGGCGTCATTCGTGCTGAAAACAGCCATGACAGTGGGCCTTTCGGTCAGTCGTGAGAGCCGAACAGGCCGCGCACCGCGGCGCGCTCGTCGTTCTCACTGGGCTTGGGGTTCTTCCCGATGTTCGGGACGTAGTTGCCTTGCTTCTTGCGCTCTGATTCGCGTGCGGCGAGTCGTTTCGCCTGGGCCGTGAGGGTGTCCTCGTCGGCCCCGGTGAGGAACAGGTCGCGGTCTTCCTTGGAGATGCCGTGTTCGGCCGCGATGTCGCTGCGCAGGCGCCCAACCTCGGCGTCTGTAGCGCGCTTCTCCATCGCAGCGAGGCGCTCCTCGACGGTCTGCTTCTCGCCGGCCTTCGCCTTGAGGTCGTCGTAGTCGGCGAATCGCTCGCTCGCCTTGCGACGCTCCTCACGGCGCACCTTCGCCGTCACCTCGTCGAGATCGGCCTGGGTAAAGGTCTTTCCATTCCCATCCGACCCGTCACTGACTTCGTCAGATGCCGCGGCAGTGCTGGAATCGCCAGATTCTTCACCTTCAGACTCCATGCGCGCGTCTCCGAATCGCCTGCGGTGGAAGGCAAGCAGATCGTCGACGGTCATGCCGTTAACGAGGTACTGGTGTTCACGCATCAGATTGCTCCGTTTCTGTCCCGTCGGACATCAGATCCGGCTTTGAAGCGCAGCCGTCGCGCTCACCCCTCGCAGGGTTGGTCAGATGGACGGCGTCACACCGTCGTTGAAGTGCTTGCCGCCGTCGAGTCGACGCATCGCGGCAAGGATCTTCTTCGGGTCGCTCGAGTTGGCCTCGGCACGCGCCTGTGAGTACAGGCCGTAGTAGTGGCCCTCGTCGTAACCGGGCGGCAGGTCATTGCCGCGAGCCCACGACGGCGACGGCTGGCAGTCGCAGAAGTCGTGGTACAAGCGACCGCTGCCGGCCGCCTCCGGCGTGCGATAAATCGCGCCACGAGAGCCGAGCATCACGCACCACGCGCACGTTTTCCCGACTGGAACACGGGCATACCGGGGCTTCTTCGGGTCGCGCGCGGTGTTGCGCATGATCGTCTCGCGCCCATCCTGCAGCGCAGCCATATCGACGATCTTCGCGAGCCTTTCAATCGGAGCCTCGCCTGCGAGGGCCCATCGCAGGTTCTTCGCGACGATTCCGGGCGCCACGGACTTGCCGACGATCGCCCTGAACGACCCGCCGATAGAGTCAGCACGCGCCGCCTCGTAGAACGTCGCAGCCGCGGCAGCGGAAACGTCGCCGTAGGTCGCTGCGAGCGCCGTCAGATCGGCAAGCGCCCGCTGGTAGAGTTCCTCGCCCTCGAGGTGACCGTGAAACTCCCACCACGCCATGAGATCGCGCAGCGCGAGCTTGCGTACACCGCGCTGCGACGCGACGAACGCGTCGAAGTCATCCTGCGTTGTCACCAGCAGCACCCGCCAGCGTCTTCGTCAGCGCGATGGCCTGCGCGCGGCGCTTCTCTGACATGGCGCGTTCGATCTGCGTCGCGTCGAGTCCGAGCAGTTCGAGACCGATCTCGGTCTCTGCGAGCCACGGCACGGCACCGAGCTGCTTTACACCAGCATCGGCGACTGCAGCCCGCGACTCGTAGCGAGCACTACGCCAGCGCGGCGCGAGCGTTCGCCACTCGGCCGGGGCCTCGGCGAGACCGTTCGCGGCTTGCAATGCTCGCACCATCGTCCGCTGAATCGCAGGCGACCAGTCATCCATCGCACCCTCAGCCTCAGTGATGAGGGGCAAGTCCTGGATGAACAGCGCGTCGGCGCTCGACGGGTTGGCCTTGTCGCTCACGCCGAAATAGATCTCCGGCACGTTCGTTTCGGCCGCCGCGATCTGCGCCCACTGCCGCATCGTGTCGATGTGAGGCGCCGGCGAAGCTGCAGTGATCTGCTGCACGGCCGCGCGAGCCAAGTTGTTGCCATCGTCAAGCAGCTCCTGATCGTCAGGAATGCCGAGCATCGCGCCGAACGTCGACCGGAAGGCGTTGTTCGGAGTGCCGTCGGCGCTCTTGAAAACGGAACTATCCGTGCCAAGCAGCATCAGCAGCGGCAGCGAGAACGCGTCGCTCTGCGCCTCGAGGCGAATCAGGGTTCGCGCGGCAGCGTTGTGCGCCGCCATAAGTGGCCGTGTGATGCGCGATGCGCCGAACGGGCGGCCCAGTTGCGGACGGTAGGGAAGCGGCTCGACAGGGACGCCTAGGTAGTGGTCCTCGCGGGACGTCACAGCCCACTTGCCGAGCACCTTCGCCGCAACGATCGTCAGGTTCGGGAGGAACAAGGACAGTTCGGTCGGCCCGTCGTCGTCCCGCTGCGTGACAGCGAGGGCGCTGTCGAGAGTGCGCTTGCGCTCGTTCCAGATGCCTGTGCAGTTCAGCGCGTCGAGTCCGTGCACGAGAACCGGCGGCTCGCCGTCTGCCTCGATGCCGTGCGATACGACGAGGAACGACGTTGCATGCTTGCAGGACGCGGTGAGTGCCCGGTTGATCTCGGCGCCGAGGTGGTTGTCACGCCACACGTCGCCCGCGCCGAGGTCATCGAGGTTGCCGTCGGCCCAGATGAATCCCTCAAGGTTGCTGCGGCGCGTCAGCATGTCGACGGCCTTCGCCGGCCATCCCATGAGCAGCCCAAGCTGGTAGTACCGTTCGGGGATCATCGACCCGACCGCGCGCACCGTGCTCTTGCCGTCGTAGTACAGCGTTCGCAGGAGGTTGCGGGGACGCTTCGCCTCGAGATGGACGATCAGAGAGTCGAGGACGCCCTGCTCGAAGTCGTTGAGACCATCCACCCGGATCTGCTCGATCACGCGCCCATCACCTCCCTTGTCCTCTCGACACGCTGTCGGTTGCGCCCGACAGGTTCAGCGCTGCGCCTCTTGGCCCACTTCACGGCACCCATATGCGCGCACGCGACGGCCTGAATCGGCGCGCCCGACTGCTCACCCTCACGCCCGAGCCGCCACTGCGACCCCTTCATCCCCACCCGCGACGACTCACGCACGCCCTGAGCGAGCACCGCATCATCGAGATGGCTGATCGTCTTGTCCTTCATCGCCTGCGCGATCGACATCGACGCCTGCACCATCTCGATAGGCGAGAGGCGGTAGACGCTCATCTGCTTCGCCCGCAACGCAGGCTCCAACACGGCGGCCCCAGAATCGGCGGGAAGCACCACGGGTCGACGGCGCTTGCACATCTGCCACAACAGCGACACTGCAGCATCGACGCCCTGCTCGAGCGGGTCAACGGCCGTCAGCTCGACGTGCACGACCGGCTCGTCAGCATGCGCCGCGACAGCCAGCCACGTGCGCCCCTGCTTGTCCATGTCAAGGCCCACCGCAGCGAGCGGCCATGCAGAGGACGCGGCCTCGATCGTGCGCAACGACCACGCGTCAACGCTCAGCGCCGCCTTTGCACCGACGCGGGGCACGGGCCACACGTTCAGGCGTTCGCGGGCGAAGGAACGTGGAGCGAACTTCTCACGCTCGCCGTGGATCGTCTTGATGTTGATGCGCCGCCCGACCGCGGGGTTCGTCGCGTAGACGTTCACGTCATCGGCGACGAGGTCGGCGATCTCGTCGTCGGTCATCGTGTCAAGGTCGACATCGAGACTGAACTCGACCCACGCCACACGCTTCGCCACGCCCTCAACCGCAGCGTTACGCACGCGCAAGAACGGGGCGCCCTTACCCTCCTCGGACAAGGCTTCGTCCTTCGGAGGCGTACCCATGTAGATAGTCGCAGGGTCACCCGACGGCGCCGCACTGATCGTAGGAAGCAGCGCCTCGAGCTCATCATCCTTGAGATCCTGCGCCTCATCGAGGACAAGGACGTCTACGGTGAAGCCACGGCCCGAGCCCTTGGAGCGAGCGACGAACTCGATCGTCCCGCCGTTGGTCAGCAGAATCGCCTCTTGCCCGTTCGTCTTGCGGATCTCGCGCACCATCGCGGCGAGGTCGGGAAAGTCACGCTCGTTCTCGAAGAAGCCGAGCAAACGCATGAACGCCTTGCGCGCCGTCTTCACCTCGTGCGCGGTGTGCAGGAACTTCAGGCCGAGCACGACCATGCCGTAAAGCTCGACCGCCTCGAGCGCGCCATTCTTGCCGTTCTGGCGCGCCACGCTGATGCCCCACGTATCAGCACACCAAGCGCCCGACTTCGTGCGCCGCATCCATGTGCGGCACGTCAGCGCCTGATACGGGTCGAGGTGTAGACCATAGTTCGCAGCGAAACGCGTCGCGTCCTCGCCGTCGAACTCGTCGAAACCGTGAGGCTGCGGCGCGACCAGGACGCGAGGATCTTGACTACCGATCTTCACCCGGCACGCTCACGGCGACGCTTCGTGAACTCATCGACGGCAGACGCGGGCTTCCCAGCATCTCCCGCAGCGGGTGCGCCGAGCTCGTCGATCTGCGCAAGAACGTCCGTCAGACGGTTACTCAAGGCCGCCACATCACGCGCCGACTCACAGTTGTCGATCTGCTCGGCGAGTACATCGCGCAGGTGCTCAAGCGTCGCCCTCCGGTTGCCCTCATGAGCGGTCTGGCGAAGGCTCATGGGCACCTCCTGTGGAAACGCGGAGCTCGGGGGGATACCCAGCACTATCCGGTAGGTTGCCTGGCGTGTTCGGGCGGGGGGTCTCCCCC